ACAATTTGATAAAGTATACTACTATATGGACTTAACGCTGGTGGGATTGTTAAATTTGGTGTACGTAGTTCTGTTGTAATACTATTTATAATTGTATCTTTAGTAGCATAAAAACTTTGGGGTGCTTGATATTGAAAATAAAAATCTTGTTCGGCATTCAATTTAGAAATAACACCAACACAGTTCAAACTTGAACCTTGATTCTTTGAGACCATAAAATCAGATTTTACTATATCACTCATAACTAAAAAGTATGGGAATTCTGTTTTAATTGGCAAGGATTGAGCGACCAAAGCTTCCCCTTCAGTTGTAAATGTATATCCATTAAAACGTTCCCTATCTGGATTATAACTACTTTGATATTCAGAAAACGCTGGGGCGGTCGTGGCGGGGTCTGGAATATCTACATTCGGTCTAAAACTTAACGGTTGTCCGCTGGTATTCGGCAACCCCAAACCAGTATAATGGTTATTAAAATTCAACGCTCCGATAGAACCAAATTCCCATTTTGCTTCACGTGCGGTGGTATCAGAACCACCCCATTTTTCTGAAGTCGTATATAATGGAGCATTTTCCGCTGGTGGTTTTGTTGTTATTAATCCATCGGCAACATCTGTTAAATTATCTGTGCTACCTAATGGGACATACTGTTCGTTATCATTATAATCAAATCCTACAAAACTTGAAAACATTTGAGTTTCAGAAAAACCTAACTTAGTCCAAAATCTATAAGAAATTGGATCAAAATTTTCTTGTTGTTGTCTTTTGATACCAGTTTTCTTAACATTAAACCATTCATCACCTAAATTCACACCGTTAGCAAGTTGTGCTATCTCACGAACTTGAGATGGTGTACTGGGATATGTAAAAAAATTACTCGTCCAATTTTCTATATTAATACCACCACATCTCGTTCTTGGTAATTTAAACAAAGTATTATTTTTTCCGATTGGTGCTGGATAATAAATCGTTGAAGAAATTTCACCACCCTGCTGTACGATACCTTCGGCCGTTGCTTCAAATTTACTAATACTGGGTTGATGTAAATAATTTAATGTAAATCTTGAATTCGTATCATCCCAAGTTATTAAAACGTTATTGCTACCAGCGTATTGAGATACTAAACAATCTATCGGTGGACTACTTTTATCGTGTGCGAATTTTATTGGGAAACCAACTGGGGTCGTTCCATCTTCCCCAAAAGTTTTAGCAAATTGAATCGCTGGATTAACACCACCACCACCATTTTGGTTAAAATCAAGAGTGTAAGCGTATTTAACTGGACTTATCCCAGTTTCGGTTGAAAGTGTGGGTTTATTAATCGTCGTGTATTCAGTTCTAAAATATATCTCACCATCTAAATTTTCTGAAGCAAATTTTGTAGCATCAAAATAACTTGCTGAACTATCTTTTAATTTATGTTTTAAAAAGAAAGAACCTTCTAATAAAATTCCACCGAGTGTTTTGCTACCATTTTCAACATTAGTAGCATCATTACTTCCCCATACTGGAAAAAACATATCATTAGTAATGAGTCCTGTTGCTTTTGAATTTGGAATTGGTTCACCGAATTTAGTTCTTATATTTGTTAGTCTATGTGTTTGTTCTGTTAATGCTGTAGCAATATCAGAAGGACTGGAATAGTCTTCATTTATTTTGAATTGAAATTGTTGATAATGTTTAACTTTTATTAAGTTATCTGTTAAGTTATTTGTTATCGGTTGTGTTCCATTATAAAGAATGGGTGTATTAACTACTAAATTATTTTCATTAATGTTTACTAAATTTATCATACTACTTTGGTAAGTTGAGCTGTTTGTCCTATCATTAAAAATTCTATATGTAGTATTATCTAAACTTTCATTTGCGACTTTTATAAATATAAAATAACCTAAATTATTTAATGGGGTTGTATTTGAACCCCAATCAAACGAAATGGTTTGATATTGTTTAACATCTTTACCACTATATCGTATTTCTGTATCTGTTTGTAAATTAGAAACTTTAACAATATAATTAGATTTTGTTGTATCTGGTATAAGATTTTTTGAAATTACTTGACCATCTGAACTTAAATTTGTTTGTTGTTTATTACAACCCCTGCGTACACTATATAAAATTATACTTTCATTTGTTATTTCATAATTTACTGGTTGTGTTCCCAAACTCTCATCACCAATCCAACACGTTATCACTTCTCTATAACTCGGACTATTTGTTGGGTCATATATGTTTAAAACTAAAACATTACTACCGATATATTCAACTAATTCAAGTAAATTACTAATTACTACTGGTCTTGGATTTTTAAATTTAATATACTGTTGACGTAGCATAGGACTTAAAGTAGCATCTGGATTATAAAGACTTTCAAGAACAATTGGTAATTTTGATTTAGCAGAATCATACGGACTATTAGAAACACTCATTCTTAATGGCGTATTACCACTTAAATTATCATCAATTATAGTAGTTCTATCTAAATTATTAAAATCTAAAACATTTTTTTCCATTCCTTGAAAAGTATAACCATAAAGTACATCTTCAGTTTCTATAAAATTTTCTTCATCAAGTTCATATACTTTAGTTGAATATGGTGTTAATCCTTCATTATTTCCACAAGAACTCGGTAAAGAAATTACTTTAACACTTGCGGTTAATTGTATAACGTCAGTTTGTGCTTTATATAATTTAATTCTATCCGCCATATTATCAACGTTCATTACTTCCAATCCATCAGAATTATTATTAAATCCATAACAACTAAACAACCATTTTTGAGATTCGTGATTATATAAATCATCGTTTCCTGAAATTAACATTTCTTTTTGTGGAACAAATAAATAACTTTGTCCTAAACTAAATATACAAGAAGCTGAAATTGGAACTAAAGTATCCAACGACGTATAACGATGGCAAGTTATAGTTGTACCATATACATCTCCAGTAGTCGGATTAACATAGTTCGGTGTTAATGTAAATTTAAAATGATTATCTAAAGTCGGTGTTTTCATTTGGAATTTTTCACCAAAAAAACGACACGGTAAATATGGATCTTGATTATATGAGATTGTTGGAAGACTATAACTTGGTGGAAATTGTCTTGAAGTTGATGAAACATCATATTCTTTAACAACTCTATAAAGCGGACAAGCACTATTATCGGTATCGTACGGAAATTTTCCTTGACCCCCACCATCTGTTGTAAACATATTATACCCTTCTCGTTTATCATTTAATCCATCATTACAAACGTAAACACTAAAAATCCAATTTGCTAAATTATCCTGTGTCAAACTACCATCTTGTCTGTCCCAAGCAATTAAATCACCGACACCAATAGAACTTACGTATCCACTATTTATTCTAATTTCATCCCCTTGTTTTATTTCTATCCCACTCGCAAATTCGGTAATCCATCGGTGATTTGTTTGATATGCTTCAGCGGTTTCATCGTCTTGTCTACTTGTAAATCTATTACATTCTAATATTATAGTTCTTGGTGAACTTTGTAAAGAAGCTTCAATCTGAGATGCTTGATTATAAATTCCGCTACCAAATGGATTCTGTCTTGCTTGTTGTTCCATTTGTTCTATCGGATTTTGTCTATTACTATTATTATTATTATATGACATATACAATTATAATATATAAAAAAAATAAAAAAAATTATTGAACTACTTGGATTCCTTGTCCTTGTACAATACGAACAGAGTTCCTACATAAATAATAAGTATACACGGCATAATTCAAACTGGTTTGGTCTACAAGAGCGGAATCAAATTTCGCTGGGTCAAGTAATTTGGATTGAACTTCAAATCCGAGAGTTGAGACTTGTGCTGGTATTCCAGCATTTGAAACCGAATCATAAGAACATCCTACACCAAAAACACCGTGCTCGGCCACTTGGGCATCAGCACCACTAACAACTGGATTTATACAAGATTTCTTAACATCTTTGGCATTTCTGAAAGATTCTAAATAATTTCTTAACAACTGTGGATTTGTTGAAATTTGTTCGTTCTGTGGTAATGTTTCATCTCTATCAACTTCAATAGAATATTCAAGCGGAAATCGTTTCCCATCAAGATGGTATACTAATCTTTGAATTGCTGGGTTATATTGTGCCAATCCATTTTTAGATGAATTGTTAATGTATGAAACTGGAATGAAATTAGATTGTGTACTAATCACACCTTTCAAAGAAACTCGGTGAACGACTTGTTGTTCTGTAGATGTAATTACATTATATAAACTTGTAAACGATAAGAAATTGAGAACTGGGGATGGATTCATAGCACTCATCTCAATTGCTTCATCGGATTTTGCGATTACTGGAACAATTATACGTGGGTTTTGAATTTCATAATGATAATTTTGACTATCAGTTCCAAACAATACGTTTTCATTTGGGGCAAGATTTATAGTAATAGCAAGACCACCGATTTGTTCTAAATCAATATCTTCAGACATAAACATACCACACATTAATCGTATATCAAAGTCAACACCTTTCTTAGCACAATATGGAATACGTTGTGCTATTTTTTGGCCCACCACAGAATAATTCCCACTATTAAGACTTGTTGTTGAATTCTCTTCTGAAATTGTAGAAAATCCGCTTCCTTTACATACCTGTTCGTTATACATCTGAGTATCTAATCCACCTTTAGAATGTAAACTTGACATAAAATTACTTACAAGTCTTGGATAATTTTGGATATTTTCTAAAGAACGATTAGAATAAGCACGACTACTAATTTCTATGTTCTGAATTATAGATGAAACACCTACAAAACTATCAACATTCAAATCTTTTGTTTTATCAACTTCGTTAAGATGTGCTGAATTAGTGTTTAAAACTCTTTTAAAATTTCCTTGAAATCTTAATTCTTGACTCTGAAGTATTCCAGTATTACTTACTAAAAATGTTAACTGTGGATTTCCATTTGAATATCCGAAAAATCCGCTTCCACCATTAGCACTTGAAATAGACAAATAACGTTTAGACATTTTATAATATCTTACAACATTATTATTTAGTTTTGTAATTATTACAACAGAATTAATACAATTACATATTTCCTAAAACTAAGATAACACCATTTTTTAGTTTTTTAGATGTATAAGATTTATATTTACTTGGTGGAGTCTGTCTAAATCTTAATTGAGTTGGCGTTATATCAACTTTTTTATTTCTATATGTTTCTTTATAATTATTATCTCTTAACCACTTTTGAGCTTTCGGTAAAGTCCATTTATCTTTTGAAAATGCTACGCTTTGTACTTCACTCGGCATATATAATATTAAAAGTTTTTATTTAAATGTTATATCAATATAATACAATATGGATTTTGAAGAGATGACATTAAATAAATTAACTTTACGTGTACATAATTTAATTAATGAAGAACAGACTAAAAAAGAATTAATGAAAAATTGGATTAAAAGTTTGCCGTAGCACCCCCACTTCTTACTTGAGATGTATCCATAGCACTTGTGGCAAGTGAACCAAAACTCATTCCACCCATATTGTTTATATTACTTGCTAAATTTCTAATATCGGTTTGTTTCTGTTCCATCTGGTTCATTTCTTTTAATGATTTACTAATACCAAATCCAGCGGTTATAATACCTGCCACCATACCAATTGGGCCGAGATACTCAAGTGTAGATCCTAACGCTCCACCTAATGAACCCAACATAGACCCACCAGCATCCGATAATGAACCAGTCAACGCTGTTCCAACATCTTCAGAACTCAAAGATCCAAAATCTACTCCTAATTTATCTGATAATTGGGACATACCTTCATCAGTCATCGTCTTAAGATTTTCTGAAACATCTGTAGAAGCACTTGAAGATACATTCGGTGTTTGACCAGTTGTAGTCCCAGTAGTAGCAACACGTCCACCAGCAATTCCAGTTGAAACATTTGTAGTTCCAGAATCGGCCGTTGTATCTAATTCTTCATCTGAAAATTTTGTAGTGGGGTTCTTCTCTTGTTCTATAACTTTTTGTTGTAAAACATCAACTTCTTGGGGTGTTTGTGGATTTGTATTTCCAGTAGAATCTTTGTAATTATCTAAAACTTGATTTTTGGAATCTGTATCCATATTATTTATACGTTTACTTAAATTTGTTCTGATGCCACGAATTTCGTTTGAAGTTTCATTTCCAGTTATTTCTATGTTGGGTTGGTCTCTTGCCCCAGCACTTGATGGTGCTGGTTCTTTCCCATCTGCGGATGAATCAATTTTATTTTGTTTAATTTCATCTATTTTGCTTTGAACTTTTGATTGTAATGCGGATTTAACAGATTTTTGGACTTGACCTTTAACTACATTTAATGCCGTACTGGTTAACAAACCAGCACCAGTAGTTTGACCCCCTTCCGCTTCTTCTTTTGACGCTTGTGCTTGAGTTAATGAAATGTTTACATCATCTAAGGCACTTTTTGTTCCAATTGCTGAAGATTTCATTTCACCTTCCCTTCGTGCTATGTCCCCAAGAGCGGAGCTCAATTGACTTGTATTTTCGTAATAAGTATCCATTTCATTCATAGTTAATATTATAACAAAACTTTTTATTTTCAAATTTAATCTTCAATTATTTCAGTTCCACTTGGAATTTTAAATGGTTCATTATATCCACCGTTATCAGAGTATTTACTCCATAAAAATTCTGGTTCACAATTACCCCATTTCCAACATTCATTTTTTATGGCATCAACAAATAGAAAGTTGAATGGTTTATTAGTGCTATAGTCGTATAAATCCTTAATCATCTTTTTATTGCCTAAGAATCCTAAATCTTCAAATATCTTTTCTTGTTCTTTCGTGGATGGTATACGATAAATATGAAAATTTGAAGCATTACTACGAGCAACTGGTGGCAACATTTTCCAATTCTGAACTAAATAATAAATTGAAAATAAATTGTGTCTATGTGTACTTGTAAGTCTATACAATTCACAATCTCTTTGTTTAATCATAGGAGCGATATCATCTGCTATGATACAAATATGTCTTCTATCTTTTTTATTTTTAGATTGTTGAAAATTTACTATAGATTTTATTGCTTCATCGTCATACACATTTGAAACCATAGTTGCTTTTTTTACTAAATGTCGTGATGTAGAATCAGAACCAAGAGTCCCACTAAATATAATTGTATCATCAAAAACATCTTCTTCATTTTTCTTAGATCCCATCATATTACTTCTCATCATTTCATTTATAAGACTTGTTGTTTTTCCGCTACCCTTACCACCACATATAATAGAAACAAAAGGGGGTTTTTGAAGGGGTTTTGGTAGATCTCTTTTAACTTGGTATACATCTTCATCCTTTACTACTGGATACATAATTAAATCATTAGAGTTCATTATAGATATACTAACATATATTATTTCTTTTTAAATTTTAATACCCTTCCTTTTTGTTTTTTTTCTTTTTGAGCTTCTTTTACTTCACTTTTAGATAATTCTTTAATAGTTGTGGGGGTTTCTTTACTAATTCTTTTAGTTGGTCTAAATATATCATCTTTATTTTTATATTCAGTTTTACCATCTTGAGTTTTCCACTTTTCTTTGAACCATCTTGATAATCCCTTATTACTTTTCTTTTTACCAGTATATTTTCCACCACGTTCCTTATATTCTTTTACTAATAAACCGCTTCTATATGCTGAATGTTTTGGATATTTTTTATAAATCTCTTTCTTTACTTTTTCATATAGTTTTTTATCTGATGGTTCACTCATATACTATTCAGTAGTATTTTTTTTTTTATTTCTTAAGTTATATTCATTTTTAGTTAACTCAATCTTTAATTCTTCTTTAATTTTTACATCCTGCTCGTCTTCATTTTTTATTAACACTTCTTCAAGTACTTCATACACTCTTTCGTTAAAAATTGAAAGAAGATGTTTAACACGTCTACATTTAGCACACAACGAACCGAACCAAAATTCAACACTATTTTTTTCGCAAAGAATACAAGTCATTAATAGTATTGTAGAAATTATTTTGAAAATTAAATCTTGTAATAAATTATTAATGATTAAGAAAATTAAAACAAAACCGAAGAAACCGATTAAGAAGAAAATTAAAACAAAACCGAAAATTAAAACCAAACCACCAACAAAACCGACACCGATTCCAAAAAAATTGTTAATAACTGCCGTAAAAAAGAATCCAGTTGTTTTAGACAAACCGAAGAAGGGCCGTGGTCGTAAAAGAAGTAGAGTAAAAAGACAAGTAATAACAGACGCAGAGATGTCGCCTTCAGAAAAGGCAGTTAGACAGAATCTTAGACAGAATCCGATTCCGACTCAGAGTCCGATAAAAAATTAAGTTCAACTCTTTTAAAATTTTTTTTAAAATTTTTGAAACACGGAAAACATTTGGCATCTTTTTTGATTTTGAGCTTCGCCCAATCCCCAAAATCTTGTTTACACTCAACACAATTTAACATAACAGTAGATTTCTGAATCATTTTAGATTGGATTATATGTTGTTGATAATCCATTTTATAATTATCCTAATAAATTCTCAAATGAAAAAAAAATATTTAATTAATAATTATTTATGTAAATATACTTAAAACTATATTACGGTACTATAGTATAACAAAATGAATACCGAATTCTTTGAAATTGATTGCGATGAACTTGAATTCCCTAATCTTATTTGTGATATTAATGAAGAAGCATTCTTACAATACTCCGCTGATATGCTATGTGAAATTAATGCTTATGAAAGAAACAACACTTATGAAAAAGATACTATCACTTGTATTAAACTTAGAACACATAAAAATAAATCTTATATTCGGTTTAGATGTAATAACACTATGTATAATTTGGATGCGGATGGTGTTTATGAAAATGGAAACGCAACTGGAAAAGTAAACAAAGACACCGATTTTTATGTTTGTCCTAATAAATCTGGGGGTCAAATTATTCAAAAAATTAAAGTATTTGATAACATTTTGTCATCATTTCAGAACCAACTATCTTATTTCAAATCAGTTAAAAATATTACTCACAATAAAAAAATATGGTACTAATATAATATGTTTACTTATCTTTTATTTTTATACTTTTCTAATTATATTTTTTATGAACTTCTTGAAGATATAAACTTTGAAAATTTAAATCCAAAGGGTTGTACTACCACAAAATTTTATGAGACCACCACTTAGCAGAATCTTTATCTGTTGTTTGACCGTGTCTATCGTAATATGCTTTTTTTCTTTTTGGGTCTTTATGGTCTAATTTTTTATAATGTCCTAATTTATCTGTAAATTGTTCATATCTTTTATCACCAAATGAAATGAGCTTCATACCACTTTTGTTATCAGATTTGACATAAACCGAATACTTTTTATTTTTTACATTTGATACAAATGGTTTATACAATTCTTTTTTCATATACGATTACCATAGATTTTTTTTTCTTGTTTGAAATAAATTATCCCATTCGTTTTGTGGTTGTGGTGCGAATAAATCTGTTGGTGGTAATCTTCCAAAATATTTTTTAGTTGATTTTTGTAATGTTTCTAATTTACTCTGTTCTTGTTCTTTTTTATATTTAGACCGTTCATCGTTTCTTATCATTTGTTCTCTATCATTCATCATTTTCAATAAATCATCCTGCGGATTTTGTTTTGGAATTTCTTTTGGAATTTCTTTTGGAATTTCTTTTGGTTTTAATGAATCTTGTAATGTATTGAATCTTGTGTTTATCCTATCATCTAATTTATTTAATAACAAATCCATATCAATTCCATTATTAATTTCTTTTGGAATTTCTTTTATAATTTGTTTTGGCATTTCTTGAAAATCATTTGGTACAATTGGGGCGATTACATCGCTGTCTTCTTCTTCAACAACATCATCTAAAACGTTTACTTTTTTTGGTCGTCCACGTGGTTTCTGAACTTTATTTCTTTCTTTTTCTTCTTTTTTTGCCTTTCTAACAATTGCCGATTTTTCACGGCATTTGGCGAGATGATCTTTTAATTTCTGTTTTTTATCAACTACTTCCGTTTTGATAAAAACTTCATTTTCATTCTGATTTGAGCTTTCCACAGTAGTTTCATCAACAACAACACTTTCTTTAGATTCAACTTCCATTTTCAACATTCTATCTCCGTAATCAGACATATATCATAAACACACAAATTAATTATTAAAAAAAATCTTTACAATTTGCGAATTTAAATTGAAATTAATATCTATAGTTAGTGTATATGTGTGAATTATATTGTTGTGTTTGTGCCACTAAAATCCGAGAATTAAAAGACTTACCGTTTTTGGGATATGTATGTAGTACTTGTTTCAGAATGAGTAAAAAAAAATATTATGAATTAGTTGAAGAGATGTCTCAACTAAAAATCAAAATGATATTAAAAGAATGTGAAGTTATACGACACAAAGAAACTTCTAAAGAAGTATTACAAAAAGAAGTTCACAAAAAAATAATTAAAAAAAAAAAAAAAACAAAATTAACCAGTACTATTTAAGTTAACGTTAACCATCGGTGTTTGAAGCTTCTTGACTTTAATCAATAAAATATCTGATTTATTACGGTTATGAAAAATGTTATGTAATCTTGTGTAATTTATAAAATCATTTCCACTATGTTCTTTCCATTTGTTTGAAAGTTTTTCTAATGTTTGATCTACATCAGTCCAAATCATTTCTTCAAGATTAAGTGGATTATATAATTCAACAATCCAACAAGTAGATTTCATTTTATATATTATTACATAATATAATAGTTTTACGTTTAAATACTTAAAATTAAAATATTGCGTTATAGTATGTCCGATAAAGTTTTAGATAAAGAAGAAAAACGTAAGGAATACTTTAGAAAATATTATTTACAGAAAAAAGAAAAATATAAAATTTATCAGAGTCGTCGTGGTAGACCAAAAAATACAACAGAACCAATTATGATTACACGTTTTGAAGAACCAATCAAACTTATTTTTCTTTAGAATATGCTTGTTTCCCTTTATTTTTACCAGTTCGTAGTTTATCGCCTTTTTTTGTTGTAAAATCTTTTGTCATTTCATTACTTCGTAGTCTTGAAATGTTATCTGCCCCCTTACTTCCTTTACTTTTTTTCCATTCTTTTGACGCTGGTAAAATAGCTTTCCCATACGTTAGATTATTAGTTTTAGCATATTTCTTTACAAAATCAGTCCACTCAGTCATTTTAATAATATATCTAAACATTTTAATTTTAAAGTTTAATTAATTACATTCTGAAATGTAAATTTTCTTCTGATTGTACATCTAACACAAAACTTTTTGGTGCTTCTATATCTACGGCATAACTACCATCTGCTTGTTGTAATCTCATTTGTAAATTTGAAATTGAAATTTCTTCTGCGTTATTTAATCTAATCGTATTCGGTTCAACTGGATTGTATACAAGATTATATGCCAATTCAAAATTCCCTTGGAAATCATATCTTGGAATTGATGCTATACATTTGTTCATACCAATTAAAGTGTCATCTGTACTATTACATCCATAAGAAACTATCGGTAAATTATCAATATTAACATTTATATAAGGGGCATATTTTGAACCACTTGCGTCCCCAAGAACTGAAACCGTATCTTCATTTTTAAGTGAAAGTTGTGCTAATTTTGCTGGTGAAGTGCCACTTGTGTCTGATTCATAAGTATTTTCTTCAAATCCCAATTGAATTCCGAATCCATTATTATTAGTGTTATTCCAATCTAATTTTAGATATTGTCCCCAATTTTCTGTATTAGTATCAGTTGAGCTTTTCCCAGATGAAAAAATTTCTGCTATTTGTAAATCAGCATCAGCGGTAGTAGCGGATTTTGAAAAACTACTAAAACCAAATTTTAAATTATCTGTATTAACATAAGTGTATCTGTCTGAAGCGGTTGCTGATGACAAATCTATTTCAATCCAATCATCCCCAACATCATCTTTATAATAATATGTAGGGAAATGCCCATTAGCAAATGAAACCGCTACGTATTCATTCCCAGTAAAACCTTCTAATTGGGCAACTTCTTCCATAGTACCCCCATCAATTGTTTCAAAAATCGTTAACGAATTATAAGGGTATTGGTCTACATCTGTACTATCAGATTTAGTGTAAAGAACCATTACTGGATTTCCAGCAAGATTGGTAATCTGTAAATAATCATTATTAGAAATTCCAAGATTGGCAAAATCAGGATCTGTTTTATTTAATGCCACATAATAAGAACTTTCATTTCCATTATCTTTCCAACTTAAACAACCATAAGGTTGGTCTTTTACTGGTGCTGGTGCTTGATTTGATAATTTTACGCTCTCTGTTGGTTCTAACCAATTTTTTATTAAAAGTGTTTGATGTGCTACAAGATACCCCCAAGAATCCAACAAAGTTCCATCGTCTGATAATGCTATAACACCGCCAAAATTATTAGTTCCATCTGAATTAAATTCTGTGGTTGTGGTGTCTATTGAATCATCATCTTTATATACAGTCAAATCCGATGTCCAATTTGCTGAACCCCAATTACTAATTTGAAATATGTCAACATCTAAAGAAGTCATTTCTATTTCCAAATCAAAACAACCAGCACTAAAACCCTTACTTACATCATAAGTCATCGTTGCCTTAGCGTTGGTTATTCCATTACTTGTTAAATTTTGATTAATTCTTAATTCTATATGTTGTGCCAATTCTGCTAAAGTATATTGTCCGGCGTTAATAGCAAAGACATTCGCTGAACGGTCTTTATTGTTATAAGTTATTTTAATTGTTTTGTCTTGGTCTATTACAAAATTATGTGCCAAAGTCAATAACGCATTTGTCATTCTGATTGTTGTGTACTTGGGAAGAATAATATTATCTTTAAAATCTACAGTAAAATTATTGCTTAAGTCATTAGAATACAGAGTTATCAACATTTTATATAATTCTAAAACATTTTTATTTTTAAAATAAATTTTATATTACATTACTATAATGGATATTGAAACTAATCAAAAGAAGTGTATGAATACTTTTAGTTTAGAAAGAAACCATAGAATAGTTCCAGTTATAGATAGAATGTTGAAACATCCAAACATTAAGAATATAGGAAAACCCAAAATTATTAAAGAAAAAGATATTTTTCAGTTTAAAACAAAAGAAGCTCAAAAACCAATAAAAAATACTATTAAAAAGAAGACTAAATTTGATGGGGGTTTAGATGTAGATGATTCTATAGGATATAAAAAACCGTTGAAAATGAAAAGTTATTAATTAAAATCAAATTTTTTATGTTTAGATATATTATTAATATGGGAAATTATACAAGTGGATTAGCAGGATGGACTGATGGAGAAGGCGGTTCTATTGGATATGGCGATCAACTTACACCAGATAATAAAAATGATATGCCGACAAAACCAATAGTTGTTCCAAATATTCAGAATACTGGTTCACAAAGTGGTACGGCGTGGGACACAACACTAATGGCAAGACAATCTCAAAGTCATAGTTGAAACTTTTTTTTTGTTTAAATTTTTTATTTATAAATTTTTTTGTTTTAGTATATTATAAAATGTTGAAAGTTTCTAATTCTATGCCGATTGCTAATTATAGTCAAGTTGTTATTTCAGATAATAGTGGAGCAACATTCAGACCAAAAACAAATTCTCGTATTCGTATTAATTTACCAACAACTTTGGGTATGGTGGATTTTAAATCTTCTTACTTACAATTTGATACCAAAATTTTACCACACGCAGGATTAGGCACTTCTAATTCCTATTTAGTTGATTGGGGAAATCGTCAGGGTTCAGAACAAATCGTCCGTGATTTAATTATTAGAGTAGACGGCCGACCCTTAGAAACAATTACTAATTATAATATTTTAGATAAAGTTAGGAAAGATTATCAAAACGATATGACATTAAACAATTTACATTCTATTTATAATCACGCTACTCTTAAGGCAGATAATCCGAGTTATTCCGCTACGGAATGGGATGCCAACACACCGACTTTAACTTATAACAACGTACCCCAGAAAAATCAACTTCATTTAGATTTAAGTGGTTTACTATCTATGGAAACTGGATTTCCAATTGTGGCATCTGGAAACGTAGAAGTTGAAATCATTTTGGAAGATGAAGAAAATGTCTTAACTTCAGTACACACTTTAACTGGAATTGACTGTTCCGCTATTACTGAAGCAGATGGTTCTTTAATTAAAATATCTGTCTCGGAAGCTGAATTGTTGGCACTTGGATGGACTACAACAGATCATCCAGCGGTTAACGGAAATGTTTTCAAAATTAATGGTAAACAAGATACCGTGGCATTTGCTACAAAATACGGTAAATTAACTGGTGCTACAGCGGTAGATGGTAGTGGTATTGATTTGACTTGTGCTTTTGTTGCTGGAACTTTTGGAGATACTAAAACTTTAACAGATGTTGTTATTGAATTTTTACCAAATGTATCAGACCCAGCGGATGCCAACACCGCACCAGTTGCCATTAGTTCTACACTTTGGAATTACAACGTTTCTAATGTTGAGTATGTTGTTCGTTCTGTTGAAATGCCCCCACCGTATTTAAATGCTTTACAGAAAAGAATTCAAGGGGAAGGACTTGTTATGGATATTCCAACACCAACTATGTATTTAGCAAATATTCAACCAAACGTTGGAACTCAAAGTTTATTAGTTCCGTGTTATTCCAGTAGAGTTCAGAGTGTTTTGTCTGTTCCCATTAATACATCTCAAGTTCATTACCAATATAATCGTAGGGGACAAGTAGATGGATTACGAAACTATCAAGCAAAAATCGGAAGTAGAGTTGAACCACAACGACCAGTTGATTTAACAAATTGGACTACTAATTTAACACACGAGTATTCATCTCAAGAACATATACAGGAAATAACAAAAAGTTTGGAAGCTTCTGGATTAAAAGAACGTTCTTTAGTAAATTGGAGAAAATCTTTTGTATTTGGTCGTAGTTTATCTTATGCTGGTGGTTCTGAAGATTTGTCCGATAAAGGTTTTAGATGGGAAATTCAATACAATACCAATACTAATTCTGCTAAATTATGTTATAATTACGTACATTCTATTAAGAGATTACAGATTGTTCCAACTGGAGTCAATATTTTCGGATGATAAATTCTATTGTAAATAAATTAAAAATAAAATAAAATCTTTTAGAATATTATAAAAATGAATTCTTCAGACCCCCAACAATCACTTCCAGCAGTTCTCCAAACTAACGCCAACGATGAAAACCAGTCAACACGTATAGAATCTATTATTCAAGAAGCGGATAACCATTCGTGGGTTAACGGTGAAACAAATGGTTTCGGAAAATCTAAATTCGTATTACAGAAAAAAGGAACAGCGTTAGCACCAAACGGAAGTTTGATGTGGAAAGTTTCTTGGAGTAGTTATGACCCAGCGAAAGACCGTTTTTGTTCTTTTGTTAGAACTTCTGGTGGGGTTAATTTAATTAGAAACGCAAGATTATATGTTGGCGGAAAGCTCATTTCAGAAACTCGTGAGTGTGGACAGAAGATAGCACTTGAAAATTGTTTTGTTCCGTATGACGCACAAGTAGAAATTTTAGATGAAAAATTAATGGGAAATCATCAGTATCACTACAACGCTGATGGTACTTTACAATTAGCAGACGATAAAACCGCTTCTGAAGTTGGATTCCGTGTTCCAAATAACACAACTACTGCTACTATTGAATGTAGTGTTAAAATTAATCAGTTGTTTCCAGTTCTTAAGGATACTATGCTACCAAGTAATTTATCATCTGATATTATTATAGAAATAGATTGGAATGGAATTTGGGCCGATTGTATGGTTGAATCTGGAAGTACTGGATTTACCGCTACGCAACGTGTTTTTGATGTGAACAGACCACGACTTCATTTAGATTATTTATCATTTGCCGATGAAATTTCTATGGCATTAGACCAGCAAATAAATAGTGCCGAAGGTATGACAATTCCATATAGACAAGAAGTTTTAGTAAATAGTCAACTTGTAGGTGGATTAGATGCTGGTGGGGAAGCTCAAACCACCGATGTTGAATTAGGATTTGCTAATAGAAGTGTTATGAAAATTTACGTACAAAAGGTTTTACAAGGAAATGACAATCCACTCTTAAGAAAAACTCGTTCTGATGGTCTTTATCAAGAAGAATTACAGTTGGTAGTTAATAACAGAAATTTATATGATAGACAAGTTCAGAAGGTCTCTGAAATGTATTCATATTTAGGACAAACTGCCGAGAAACCAGCGTATATTTTACCATCAACTTATCAACAATTTGGATCTTTAGATGCTAATAATATTCTTAATGCCAATATTACTTTACCGAATTTAGCAACAAAAGCACCAAAAACTACCGCTATCTCATCTTATCAAGGACAACAGAGATATTTAGGAATAAATCTTGCCAAAACACGAATGGGAAATGATACCCCACAGAATGCGATTCAGGTTGGTGAAAGTCCGATGGTTTTAAGAATTAGTCGTAATTCAGTTCCAAATGGCACAGATGAACAGACCACTTCAACTGCTCAACAATCCGCTTGTAATTTAAACATTTGGGTTGAATGTGTACGTGCTTTAGTCATTAGAAATGGAATGGTTGATGTTATCAATCTCTAAGTAAACCCCACTCTTAAATTTTCTCTAATTTTTTTAAAATAATAATTTCTTTCATTTTTTAATTCAGTAAGAATAGCTTCTTGTTTAATTATTTCTAACTCTAATCTTTCTATTTCTTTATGTAATCTTTTGTATTCTTTTCGCAAATCTGATGACATCGTATAATATACAATATATATAGATAATTATTTGGACTTAAGGAAAATAATATGTATTTTTACAAATAATATATTTATGTTTATTTACTTAAGAATTAAAATCTTATAGTATAATATAGAATGTCTGAATCCGCCAAATTTTTGTTTCGTGCTAAATTTTTGGAAGATGTGGCAACTAAAGAGCAAATTCCCCTTCAATCCATTCAAGCGGAAAATTCATCACCAGAACTCAAATCGTTTCTTAACAAAATGACTTTTGGTCAACTTAATACTTATATTAAGAAGTATAAAAAAGATGCCGTACAAGTTTCTACTCAGATTCCGAGATGGAATACGAATCAGAACAAAAGTATTATTATTGATGGTAAATTCAAATCATATAAAACAGTTGAAAAAAATACTAAACCAACTAATATTAATATTGATTCCATTACTAAAATCGGTGTTGTTCCCAAAAATAATAATGATTATATTGATGCCATTACTTCAGAACTAAAGAAGCTCAATAATGGTTCTATAAGTTTTCTGGAAGTTGACCCTTCTAAAATTTCAGTTAAAGAATTTTTTGCTCTACTTAGAAAATTTGTAGTTAATAAAAAACTTATTGCGAGTAATCCATTTGATGATTCAGATTGGATAACACTTTCTTCAAGAACTATTAAGGAAATTACAGATAGATTTAATCTTGTTAAAAAAGATGATATGGGTGGTTCTGCCTATGATTGGATTATGTCTGTTGCTTTTTCTGGTGGTAAATCCTTTGTTGTTCAAACTGTTTCTGAATCTACAAATCCAAAACTCGGTGGAGCATTCTTTAGATTTTATCATAATTTAAAAGATGTTGATTTGACTTCAATAGGTATTTTTCATAAAGATATTGTTAAAGATCCAAAAACATTTACAGACTATTTGAAAGATAATTGTTTATATCTTACTTTAAAACATTTGGGATTAAGCAAAAGTAAATTGAACGAACTTAAATCATTTGTTGTTAATCGTGAAGTACCATTTTCTAAGATGTCTGAAATTTGTGGAAGACTTGGGATTAGTGTTGAAATTAAACGCCTTCGTGGTTTTAAAAAAATGACCGATAAACACGGCAAACTTATTTCTGATGTCAGGACTGATAGATTTGGTGTTAAGTGTGATGAACATTATAAATTCTGTATGATAGACACCCATTATTTTCCAAACATTCAAATTGAGCTGACTTCATTTGCTATGAAAAATTATGATAAGGTTAAAAACATTAAAGACTATAACAAACTACAGACACTTAATAAAAAAAGTAATGATAGATTTATAGATAGTTTTGAAGTTGTTAAACTTTTGATTAAATACAAAGATACTTTATTAACACCAATTACTTATACTGATAATATTTTGAAATCTCAGTTTATAGATAAGGTAGAAGATTATGATGATTTGTCTTATAATAAACATTTGTATACAAGAAACACCAGTCTATCTCTTAGAGAACAAAGATTAGTAGAAGATGAATTTTTGACTAATGAACTTGAAGAAATTTACACTTTGTACAAAGAGAAAGAATGTGAGTTTTCTGAATTGAAAGATTGTATAGAATCAATTACAAGTAATAAAAAGGAACAAGAACTAATTAAAACATATTTGAATAAATTTTTACATAAAACTACTAAAGAATTTTATAAAGTATTTTTTGATTTTGAATCGTATTCAGATAAAAATGATAATAACATTCATAAACCATATTTGGTTAGATATATTACTGAAGATGGTGAAGAAGGGTTTTATCGTGGGAAAAATTGTGCCAGAGAGTTTTTAGATAATCTACCAAATAATTCTAATAATATTATGTTAATTGCTCATAACGCTGGATATGATTATAAATTTCTATTTCCATACTTGTCTTGTAAAAATCCGATTGAACGCGGAAAAATGTTAATGTCGTGTTCTGCTAAATATTATTTAAATCGTGGAAAAAAACTTGAAAGAACTATTAACATTAAAATTAAAGATAGTTATGCTTTGATTTCTAAAAAACTTTCTGATTTTGGTTCTATGTTTAAATTGGAAACTGAAAAAGAAGTGATCCCATATAAATTATATAATCATTTTCTTTCTGCTAACGATTCTGAATTTAATATTGATAAGGAAACTTGTTATAAATTTGTTTTAGATGAATTCAAACTATTAGGATCAGAAGCTCAAAATGAAAAACTACAACAGTTTAAAAATAATGTAATTAAATGGGATTGTGAATATGGTGGTGAAATCAATATGTTTGAATATTCAAACCAATATTGTAGAATTGATTGTGAAGTATTAAAAAATGGTTATACTACTTTTAGAGAGTGGATTAAGAAATTAGGTAAAGAATCTGAAGATGAAGTTGAATTGGATATTGATAACATTATTAGTAGTGCTTCTCTCGCTCATAAATATTTAATTAGTCAGGGATGTTATGAAGATGTTTATGAAATCGCTGGTAAACCAAGACACTTTATTCAAAAATGTGTTGTTGGTGGTCGTACTATGACTAATCAAAATAAAAAGTGGAAGATTGAAGGTGGTAAAATTGCTGACTTTGATGCGTGTTCTTTGTATCCAAGTGCTATGTTTTTGGGTGATGGATTTTTGATGGGACGGCCCAAAATTCTGACACATACCGATTTAAAATCTTGTTTGAAACTGGATGGTATCTTTGTCAAATGTATTATTAAAAGTGTTGGTATTAAAAGACAGTTTCCATTAGCATCCAGTATGACCGAACACGGTGTACGTGATTTTACTAACGATTTAGTTGGTAAAGTATTATTTCTTGATAAACAATCTATTTTAGATTTACAAGAATTCCAAGATGTAGATTTGGAAATTCTTAGTGGGTATTATTTTGATGAAGGTAGAAATACTAAAATTAAAAATACTATTAGTTATTTGTATGAAACACGTAAACTAAAGAAATCTCAAAAGAATCCAATTCAAGAAATTTATAAACTTATTATGAATAGTGCTTATGGCAAAAGTATTTTGAAACCGATTGATACTCAAACCGATATCGTTTCAGAATCTACTTATAATAAAAAAACTAAACAATATGAAAATAAATGGAATGATTATCTTTCAAAAAATTATAATTATATTAAAGAATGGTACAAAGTTGGTAATGAATACATAGTGAAGAAACATAAAACAATTGACGATCATTTTAACAACGCTCAGGTTGGGGTTGAAGTTCTATCAAAATCTAAAAATATTATGAACCGTGTAATGTGTTTGGGTGAAGATTTGAAACTAAAAATGTATACTCAGGATACGGATAGTATCCATATTGATTATGATGAAGTTGAAATCTTACGTCAACATTATTATAAAAAATATAATACTGAATTGATTGGAAAAGAAATGGGCCAATTTCATATTGATTTTGATTTGGAAAATAGTGTTGGAGATATTTGGGCAACTGATTGCGTTTTTCTTGGAAAGAAATGCTATATTGATAAATTAGAAAGTCGTGATAAAAATAATAAACCGATTTACGGACATCATATCAGAATGAAAGGTGTACCGAGTAAATCAATAGATTATACCGCAAATAAAAAATTTAATGGTGATGTAATGAAACTTTATGAAAGTCTATATGAAGGTAAAAAAGTAAACTTTGACTTGCTTTGTGGGGGAGCGGTTGATATGTTTCAAACTGGATATAGAAATGCTGATGATAAATTAATTAAAGATTGTTCTAAAATTTATACTATGAATGAATTTCACAGAACTTTAAGTTTTAATTATGAAGAAGGAATCTTTTAATATATTATGTTTCATTTATTACCAATTGAGCTCAAATCTAAGATTATGTTTAGTGGTTATATAGTTCACCCAGTAGCAGAACTAATCAAAGAATTAATAAGGAACTATCATCTCAGAGAAATACTAATAGAAGATAGAAAATTAATAATTGTAGATTTAAATTTTTTTGAATGTTTATCAATAACATACTTAAGGAACGTGTGTCATCTTTTTTGGTTTTAATTTTCTGCGTTTTTCCATATTTTATAAAATATATAGATATATTATAGAAATGACGAAGTTGAATTTTGGTAAAAAGAAAAGTGATTTGATTTGGGGACTTAAAAATGAAAAGATAGTGTTTGAATATATTGAAGCACTACACCCCAACGAGGATGTTTATTTCTTTAGAAATAAATATAATGAATTTGATTTTTTTGTAATGAATTCTGATAAAGAAGTGATTCACGAGTACGAATTGAAATCAAGACGAAAGATTAATTTTTATACACACGAAGATTTAATGTTTGGAGCAAACAAAAAGGAATATGCTGACGAGAAGCTCAAATTGAATCCCAATTGTAAATTTACAGTTCTGTGGTATTTAACCGCTGTGGATGAAGTTTATTTTTGGGATTACTATGATTCAGAAAAACAAAAGCACCAGTACAATATTAGATTAGGTTGGAATGGTAATGAAAAACGTGTTCCTTGCGTATACGTTAAAACCAAATTTATGACTCAACTTGAACTCTACGATTAATAAAATTTTAAAACAAATTTACCCAAATTGGGGGTTTGGGCATTTGCCTTCTTTTTTACGACCATAAAAAAAACGATATTTTGTGAATTTATAAGAGATTATACCTTAAACTGGCGATATTTGGTGCTG